TGATCGATTGTAGATAGATGCTGGTTATCGAACTCAATGCGATTGTCGATGTCGATAACATTAAAACCTACGTTACTGCTAGTATTCAACGACTGATTAGCGAAGTTCGTCATATCGTGCGTTATAGTCGGGATTCTCGAGGTAGAAAGTGTTCCGCTTGTTATATCCCCAGCACTGTGGTCGTGACTAGACGGTTCAAAGGTGGACGGAACATCGTCCAAGTCATTGTAAGAGCCAGAGAAAAGTTGCCCGGTAGTCGCAAAATCTTCGTCGTGGGCCTCGTTTCCGTGTTCAGAAGGAGAGAACGTCGAAGGCACATCATCCAGATCCGTGTAAGAACCAGAGAAAAGCTGGTCGGTTGTAGCAAAGTCCTCGCTATGGGCATTATTATCATGTTCGGCCGGCTCAAACACGCTTGGCTTTTCCTCTACCTCTCCCCACGTCGGCCACCGTGAAGCCGTCGTAGGAACGCTTGTCAGCCGTGCCCATGGAACGTCCCCTTCTTCCACCTTGCCAGAAAGAAAGAGGCCGCCAGTGACCTCCAAATCCGATTTAATTGGGAATTTCAACGTTGTGCCTCCTTAACCAACAATCGTAACCACATAAGCGTCGTTGTCTGGTGCTTGGGCAAACGACACCTTGATCTGGTTTTCTGTATCCATCTGCACATTGGTAAATACCGCATTATACGGAGCCGAATTCTCGCGCACAGTCACCGTTACATTGCGGGTGCCCAAGTCATGCACAATCTCGTACGTTGTGGAAGAACCATCACCAATCACCGCCGTCGCTTTTTGCGGTGCTTCGGTCAGCTTCGTCCTTTCTGCCGCCGTGATAATTTCACCAGAGCCAGCGTCCGAAATATCATCCAAGGTCGATTTGTTATCGTGTTCATGGCGTTTCTCAACGGCGTCATCAATATCGTCCACATCAGAATCAGGACGCCCGCTTATATTCGTCCATTCAAGTTCGACGTTTTCCCAGTCTGCTTCTGCCAGGACGAGCCACTCACTGCCGTCCCAGATATAAGAGTCGCCCGTGTCCGTTTCATACGCTTTATCGCCTTCACGAAGCGTTTTCTCGTTTTCCAGGTTTTCTCGTTCCGAAGAATCCTCTACAATGTACACATCAGTTTTAGAGAAGTCCGGTAAATGGCCCAGCGGAACCTTGGCGTTGCTATCCAACGGGGTATAACCATCAGCCTCGCCTTTGTTCGCCTCATCTTCCGGGGTATAATTCAATGCATCGGTTACATTCTCACTCGTGATCTCGGAACGAATATCTTCCGACGACTTGTTCTCAACATCAGAAAGTCCTACATCGTCCTTCGTCGTTCCACTCCGGATCTCATTAACGTCTTTCCCTTCAACGGTATCCGCGTTGCCTCCATCCGCTTCCCGAGCATCAGTCATCCGCGGATCAGAGTCTGTCACGTAACGGTTGGTACTACTCGGCGATCCGTCGGTTCCTTCCAGTGCGTCTTTCTCATCATGCGAAGGAAAGCGATCATCATCGCCTGCCGCCAACTCATCCGAGCCTTCACCAACATTCGCCGATATAACCGGTTCATTACCGCCAGAGGATTCTAGCGGCAATTCAGCTTCTACAGATTGCACCAGGCCTTCTTCAGTTAGGGACAACCATTTCGAGCCATTATACACATAAAACGTATCATCGCTGGTGTCATAGTAAATCTGCCCGGTGACCGGATTGGAAGGCGCCGAAGGCAGATTTTGCACCCGCGCGTTAAGCAGTTCGTTTTGCTTAAGATCAATNTTCGATAANAACTTTGGCACGCTCTATCCCTCCTTAATTCAGATAAGCGGCACCAGAAAACGGGGCGGTAAAATATACCTTCAGCGTATTATCGTCAAAATATTCCACGTCACCGATCACCCAGCGGCCCGAAGAATCCACTACAGCCACGGCTGGATACTTCTCCTGTCCGTGGTTGATTTCCCACACCTCGCTCGGTGTTTGCTGTTCATGCACATATGTCGGCGATTGCAGAGAATCCCCCGATTTGCCCTTTGCTCCCTGCAGACCCAGGATCCCGACTTCAATCACTTCTGTCTGGTGCTCAGACGGCTGGACGACAAGCTCCTTTTCTTCCACTACCGCCTTGGTTTCCTCTCTGGAAACAACCACAGCGTCCTCCGAAGAATCATCGTGAATTTCCACGATATTCTCGGTTGGTTCCGTGGATTCGACCACTAGCTGTGTTTCCTGTAACTTTGCTTGGTTTTCTTTGGAAGATACATATATCTTACTCATACCGCCGTCACCGCCGGTTTGATTAAGAATTCGCCTTCCAGCAGACGATAATACATATCATCAGCCGATATTAACAGAAGGTCGTAGATGTAGTTATCAGGTTCCAGATCCCACGTTTGTGTCGGCTCAATCTGGATCCATATCTCGCCCTTGTCCTCCGTCTCCAATTCCAAACTGCCATCGGACGTCGAAAGTTCCAATATCGGTTCTTCGGCCTCGTATCCTTTTTTCACATGCATCTTTGCCCGATACCCAGCTAAGTCAATCGGTTCGCCGTCTCCATCCCGCCAAACAATTCTGCGTTGGACAGTTGTACCCTGTTGTATCACGAAATTATAGTTGGCCGCCCGCATTGCCAACCCCCTTTCTCGGAAAATCGGGGTTCAAACGTACAGTGAGGCCGAGAGAGCGATTCTGAGACGTTTTTTCGACCCCACCCACTACTATAACCCTCGTAAAGGGTCGTTGTCCTCAGAATCGCCACTAGACCCCTCAGAATCGATCCACTCGAAATTGACGTCAAAATCGGTATTAGAAAGCCGGTCGATCAACTCCTGGTCGCTCTCATGCCACAGAAGTTCAGACCGAGCCAGCTTTCGCTTAAACTCTTGCCACTCTCTACTCGTCCACTCCCGGTGTCGCCACCAGGTTGGATCCTCCTCCATCGCTTCTAGGACTCGCTGGAGTCTGCGAAAAAACCCCTATCCTTCGCGACTTTCACCGTTACATCAACGATCAAGCCGAGCAGTGGTTCCTTGAACCGCTCCATCCAGTCAGGCAAATCCAGATCCCATTCTTCCATGTGCTCCATGAGTTTGTCGACCACTTTCTTGCGCTTCTCCTCGTTCGGCTTATCCTCTTCCTGGAACAAGGCCGCATACGTCAGCGCAAACGGGAACAGCGCCATCACAGCCTCCAAGATACCCAAAACGCCCTTCAACATCANAAATCACCCCTCAAAATAGTGATAGATACCGTCCGCAATCAACTCTGCACACAGGCGCAACATTTCCGGATCCCGGTACATTTCTTCATACTCCGGGGTCGTGATAAACGGCAACTCCACCAGCACGGCTGGCATTTTCGTGCGGCGAAGCACCGTGAAACGAGCAGACTTCACACCGCGATCCGTCTCCTGCAACCCTTCGATCAAAGCTTCCTGCAGACAAGTGGCAAGCTCTGCTCCTTCTTCGCTATCCCGGAAATGGAACGTCTCCACGCCGTAGGCCGCCGTGTGGAATCCGTTCGTGTGCACAGATACAAATATATCGGCCTTCTTATCGTTCGCCTTCTCCGCTCGCTCTGCCAGTCTCACAAACGTGTCGTCCTCTCGAGTCAACTCGACACCGTAAGCAGGATCCAACAACGCCTGCAGTCGCAGGGATATATCCAGGACTACCTCTTTTTCCGTCAGCCCTTCCTGCCCTACAGCACCGGGATCTTTGCCACCGTGTCCCGGATCAATTACGATCATCCAATCACTCCTTGTCAGTCCAACGTGCCAGCAAACGTCGGCTCAGACCTATCAAGAATTCCGCTCCTTGAAACGCCAAAAGGCCGCTGACCACTAAGGCCGCGGGCCTGTCCAAGAACGTCGAATATCCCCAATACGCCAGCAATACCGCCAGAAAAACCGAAGTCACCATATCAATCACATAAACGTACCATGGCTCCTGCCATCCTGCCTCCGTGCTACGTCGGCACTCTCCGAGTAAAGCTCCGATAACAGCTACACCAAGAGCCTGTAAAACGAAAAGCAGTTCAATACTCATTCCGCATCGTCTCGCGGTTGATTTGGCGCAACTTAAACGCAATCCCGAGAAATAAGGCAACAGACACAAAGATAAATATTCCCATCGAAACCAAAATCGTCACATACACCGTCCACAAGCCATGGGCCACTCCTTGCATGGCAGGCGGTATAGCCAGCACAGGCGAGGAAGGATCAACACATTCCGCTATCACAACCGCATAATCCGACAACCGCTCCAACTGCGATCCAACTGCACCAGAAAACATCAGAAAAGACAACAAAAACAGGATCAACATTCCGACCACTGTTTTGCGGTGTCGTTCTAAGTGCACCGTATCACCTCCCATGTTGGCTGATTTTACCCCATCAGTTATGGTATATTGTCCAAATCGGATCTTCATACGGCCCATTGCCCAGCCAGTCCGCTTTGCGGAAGTGATCCATAGCCGCTTCCATGGAGTCAAAATCGCCTCGGATACCATAGTCCGCCAGATAATAACGCCCATCCCGATAGAAAACACACGTCAAATGTCCTCGCTTCAGGGGTCGTTCATACAAAGCCACAACCCATGCCTTATAACCCCGGCGTTTGGCCCAGCGGTACGAAAGATCAGCCCAGGAACCGCAATCCCTCGCCCACCGACGTTCCTTAAACCACGGTAATTCGGGTTTGGTATAGAAAAAGAGATCCGGGTCGGTCGGGGTAAAATCCCATTTGCCGCGCATCGGATCCCTTAGCCAAGGGTAGGAATTCAGTTCATTGAAGAAAACCTCTTCGTCATAGTCTCGCACTTCTTCCCATCGTCCGGGCATAGGCCCGTTGTAAAACAGCTTTCGGGCTATAGCACACCAGATTCCATTCATCCGTTTGCGGAATTCCAGGTATGCTTTCATCCGGATCAATCCCACCGGCTTCACCTCGCTTCATTCGCACGTTGCGGCCGCATTTCTTCACCCCTACGGCTTTTCGGCAAAGGGTTCTTCGGCATATTTTGCACAGGCATTGGGCCACCATTGCTCGGATGTTCTTCGTGCGGGATTTCTTTACCGTTGTGGCGTGCAAAGCCCGGTTTCGGGCGTCGGTCATCTGAAGTCATTTTTCACCCTCCATTCAAATAAGGTTAGCCACTAGCCCTATCATAAACATTAAATTCCAACCGAACGCTCTCGACACGTATATAATCACCCGTTGGAATCTCACTATCCTGGTAAGTGTAAAAAGAAATCCCCGGCCAAACATCACCACCAGCATCATCAGGGATTTCAACACCATACCATTGGCTTTCATATGCATCTTCCCAGCGGTGATAGTGTGTCATATCATCATACCAATGCTGCACCCCTTGATAGATATCAACACCAGTATCCGTCAGATAAGTGAAAAGCAAATCCACTGGGTCGGTAAAAAACGTAACATAAAACCATATCGTTTTTACAAACCCCGGACCTAAATTCCAAGGTTGCATCTTTGACTTAGGTTCCATCTTCGCCCGGAATTGTCCCGGCAGGTTATCATTAAAACCCCAAACATAACCATTTGAAGTAAGGTTTACATAACCATTGATCTCTGTGTCGTCAAAATCGGTATTCCACTCCTCAAAAAACTTACCGTCATGTGCCGCCAAATTCACCCTTTGCAACCGCCAAGTGTCCTGTTCCCACTGCCAAATTCGGTGGACGGAATTGCCAACCCATTCAGAACCATCATAATGCCAAACCCATTCCGGGCAATACCAGCCTGGAGACTCTCTGAACCAAGTTTCTGTAAGCCTTTGATTCCAACTCCAATTCACAGTATCTGTCCTCCTTACGTTTCAAACCAGATATCGCCAATGGTTGGCGACGAAGGTTCAGACGATTGCACATAAATCCTTGGGCCACCATTGCGCGGATGTTCTTCGTGCGGGATTTCTTTTAAGTCCCATCTAATCAACTACTTATAGAATGCAGTAAGTGTGTAACTACGGTCAACTCCGTTTCCATGAGATTCATTTATCCTGACCGTTTGATCCCACGCATGGACGCCTACACTACCACTAGCCGTAATGTTTCCGGAAGTGTCGAAAGTCCAACCGCCGCCAGGGCTGGAATGAGAGCCTGGCATAATGGTCAAGGTCGTAGACGACCCAATAGTAACTAAAATAGGAGGATCGTCCGTCCCATCAAGAGCTACATTTTTCCACTCCGTTTCTCCGTCACCATAATAATAATCCGTATACACACGTTCCGGCACGCGATCCCAAGACAATTCTCCGCTAGTAATATCATCAGCAGAATGGTTATGGCTCTCTGGCGGGAATTCTGACGGAACATTACTCAAATCATTATAACTGCCCGAAGAAGCCACAGACGCTAAACCCAAGTTAGAGCGGGCACTGGAAGCATTATCCAAGTCCGACAGGTTGTTGGATTCCCGCAGATAACGACTGTCATAATGGCTTCGGGAATAGTTGTCCACACTTCCTAAGCCAACTTGCGACTTCGTAACACCATGCGGATTATCCGTCGCGGCCCGGTGATCTTCCCAGTTCGTATAATCAGCATCGGAAATATGCTTGTCCCGTGTTGTACTGGTTCCTTCAGACACCGCGGGCGGTTCAACTTGCCCATGATCCACCTCGTGTGGATTGTCCGTATCGTCTAAGTGATCCGTGCCCACAGCACCCGTTTGTTCCGCCGTGACATTATGCGGGTTCTCTTCATCACTTCGGTGATCTTCCCAGTTGCTGTAGTCAGCATCAGATATATGCTTATCCTGTGTCGTACTTGTGCCTTCAGAAGCACCTTCCGCAGACACCTGCGTATGATCGACTTCGTGCGGGTTATCTGTGTCATCCAAGTGATCTGTGCCCACAGCACCCGTCTGCTCAGCCGTTACGTTATGCGGGTTCTCTTCATCACTCCGGTGGTTTTCCCAGTTTCGATAGTCAATATCCGCAATGTGCTTATTCTGCGTTGTGCTGGAACCATCACTGGCCCCTTCCGGATTCACTTGCGTATGATCCACGTCGTGCGGATTGTCGGTTCGATCTTCGTGATCATCCGTATATTCCTTCGCGGCGGTTTCAGCATTATCCGCTTTGGCCTGCGCTCCTACAGTGCTTTCGACCGTGCCCTCATCAACGCCATGCACATCGGTATCCCGTTCTTTGTGATCATCCGTGTAGTCTTTCGCTTCCTGCAAATCACTCTCGGCATCTTCTTTCGTCTGCGCCTTCTCCCGTAGTTCTTTAAGGGATTCATAGATACGGTTGAAGAGCCAGTTAAACCACGAGGCCGGAGGCTTCTCTTCTACTTCCCAGCCTTCTTCCTTCTTACTCTCGGGTGGCTCAACGCCCTCATTCTCCCACCTCGGGAGATCCTCATTATAAGCCATTTATAAGCCTCCTTAGAGGGGTACGTCCCAATCATATCCAGGAGCAAATACCTCGCTCCAATACCCGCCGATTTCTTGATCCTCATCCGAGAAACCAGCTTCGTCATCCGTTTGCACTTCATCGCCATCCGCTAACTGAAACGTGCCAATCACCATAACGGTTCTAACGTTGATACCGCAAGCCACCGTTTGGCTCGCCAAAGTAACGAACTGCTCACTCGTCATCCCGGCCCTGTTAATCGCCTCGATATCCACGTCGGAGAACCGTATAGAAGCCGGTTCATCCTCCGGTCGTTCTTCCACCTCAAATTCATCCGGGGAAGAATCCAAAGCCGTCGCCAGGATTTCCAAGATCGTATTCATATCGCCTGTGCTTTGGTTACGGGCAATCTTACTGCGGATCAGAATACGATAAATCTCGTCTGTCGCCGTCCCACGGTACTGCTGGACGTTTCCACCAATGCGATCCAAGGTTTTACCCCGGGCTTCCCGCAAATCCCGCCAAAGCTCCGTCCTCAGTACTGTATCCTGCACTTCTTCGATCTCTTCAGACACAACACGAATTAAACGCCCGAGGTTACTTGTCTCCCGCCGGTCATAGTTCGCAGTCATACGGTTCAGCATCTTAGTCAGCATACTCGATCACCACGTTGTCATAGTGCAATTCTGCTACTTCCGTTTCGTCGGTTTCTATATTCTGCTTATTAAACGACTCACCGTCATCGGATATATCCACGTCCGCGTCCACAATACCCGGAGCCGAATAAACAGCAGACACCACTTTCGTATAAGACACATCTTCGTTCATACCAAGACCGGCATAGATCTCGCCGTCTTTGTCCTCTCCACCGATAAGCTGAACCAAAGCAGAAACGATAAGATCTTCGCCCTCTTCCGGGAACCGCTCATCCGTCGTCAGAGTCATCGAGACGTGAAGATCAATCTCGTCAGCATAGGAAAACTTGATAGTGTACTCTCTGCCCGCCACATCTTCTGCAATCGCTTCCTCGTCGCCGTGTGTAGCAATCCCTGCGGCCCGGGTTTCAAAGATCGCCTCGGCAATTTCCTCCGGTTCACCGCCCAGGCAAACCGGCTCAAACGACTTCGGCGGCCTTCCATCCACAGTTTCCATCGTGTTGTTTTCCAAGACAATCGCCGTGCGTACACCCGTGACTTTCAAAAGCCGGGCCCGGATTGCTTCCAGTGTCGAAGCCTTTGTGCCAGCCACAGAGTCGCGATACCGCTCCCGGAATTCCGGATCCGTTTCCTGCTCCCGTCCACCGGTCATTTCCTCGGGGTTCGTCACAGAGTCAATACCCGCCAACGGGTTCACCACTTCGGTCACAGTATCCGCCTGTAGGTTTCCATCCGCTCCTGGCTCCACAGCCTCCACAGGCAACGTCACAGAGCCACCAGAAATCGTTCCTGCCTCTGTGGTAGCAAATTTCACGCCCTCTTCTGTTGCCACCTGAAAGCCTTCACTGATATCCGTACCATCATCCCCTGTGAATTCCACTTCGCCCGTGGCAGGTAACGCGTCCAAACGGCGAATACCGATATATGCACCCACATAATCCAGGGTTTCGCCTTCTGCTGTATCCACAAATGCACTGTTATACACCCGTTCGGCTACCGTCCAAACCTGCGCAATAAAAAACGCCGTCACCTGGAATATAATACCCAGTGGCGAGCGTTCAGACAAATTCACGTTACTACCGAAGAGGGAGCGAGCCCTGCCTTCCATACTCGTTATACTGTCCTCATACCGTTTACGCTTAAAGCCGTCGCGGCCTAAGCCAAAATCAGCCAATCAACTCGACCCCCTCTCTTTCAACAACCGTGTCACCTTCCATGCGGATCTTGAAATCAGCGTACAGCCGCCGTTCTTCGCGATCAAACTCCACATCTAATTCCAGAACTTCCTCGATCCGCGGACTTTGGCGAAACGCCCGCAAGATCTCCGCTCGTACTCGTTCCAGGTCAGGCTGTTTCACCAGCAAAGGGTCGTAATTCAGCCCGTGGCGGGTATTAAGGAAGTACTGCCCTCGGGGCGTCCCCAAAAGGATTTCGACCGACTGCACCTTCTCGTCCACGCCGTCGACCATACGCAGTTCCATGTTACTATCAAACACCAAATCGCCGTTTGTCACTTCTAATGTCCGCATTAGTCCTCCACCTCTACCTTGCCGCTCACCAGATCATCGCCCGCGTCCTGTTGCGGGCTACCGGTCGGGCCTTCAGGATGCGAGTGTGTATGACCATTCAACCATGCCAACAGAGAATCGCCTAAGACCGCCGCTTCGCCCGCACTTGCGCCGAGAAGGACACTAGAGCCTTCTACTATCGCATCGCCACCAGCTTCCAACAGAGCCTCGCCAGAAGCCGTAACAGTCGCATCGCCACCAGCTTCAACGGTTACATCGTCCGCAGCTTCTATCACTGCCTCGCCGTCTGCTTCTACCTTCACGTCGCCCTCAGCTTCAACGATAGCGTCACCCTCGGTTTTCACCTCTACGTCCTCTTCCGCTTCAACGAGAACAGGCCCGTCTGTCTGTATGTGTACCTTGTTGTCATCCTTCTGGATCACAATGCGGGCTGAAAAGTCCGTTCTAGCAATCACCAGATCATCGGCGTTATCCTCCGGTAGATCTTCGGAAAACGGCATCCAGCCACCAATAACGACAGCATCTTCCAAGGCGTGGCGGCGTTTGCTTACCGGCTCTTCCTCCGTGCCCTCCTGCACCACAGCATCGATCTCCCGCTCTGCGAATAGCACCATCACCAAGTCGCCCTTCTGATACGGCGGCCGCACAACAAAGGCACCCGTTTTCACAGTCATCACGGGCACTTCCTGCAGTAAGGGATAAGAAGCCGCTTCGTGCTTCTTATACTTGCGTTTGACCAAAAGCTGGACGTCAGCCTTCATCGCTTCCGGATCAAACTTCTCGATTTTGCCCATCATCGCCGTATGGAGGCGGCTTAACGTATTTTCGATAAAATCCTCAACAAATCCAACCGTATGACTCACTCCACCACCTCCATTTGCGTAAGAAAGTCTGCCTCATTACATACGTGTGCCCCGCTCCGCACCCGAAAAGTCCCGCTAATCGCTTCGCTTTCCACTTTAACCCGTACATCAGGCTGTATTCGATGGTTAAGCAAGCTCGTGACGTTCCAGCCCTCTTCCTCATCTTCGAGTCGTTCCGGGGAAAACACCAGACCCGTTTCGGGATTCAACACCGTGACCATTTCCGTGCCTTCCTCCGGTGCGTGCATATAGACCGTGCCCTGCGTGATATGCAACTTCGCTCCACAATCCTTGGCTAATCGCTTCAATTCGTCTTTTAACGCCCCTTCAGCCGAATATCCGCGTTTGTATTCAATATCTTCCGGCAAATCCAGCATACCAACTTCTAAGCCAAACTCGTCCAGCAACGCTTGGGCCACTTCCGAAGCCTGCACACCGGGCGGGAAGGATTGGCTGATAATACCCTCAAACCAGCGATCTGAAGCATCGCCCACAGACAAGCGTACCAAACGATCTGCCCGCTCCCATTGCGACCAGACCCGTTCCACAACACCCAAGAAGATCACACCGGCATCACCTTCATAGCCTGCTTTGACGATGATCTCTTCTTCGGAACGCAGTTGGTTCAGGGAATCATCGCTTAAATTAAAGAGCACCACCTCGCCGGTATTCGGCTCAGCACTATCGTCAAACGGCAGTTGGAAAGTAATAAATACATCATCGGAATGGAAGGTCAAACCGCCCGTCTGTACCTCGATTTCACGAATCCAAAGCTTCACGATCTATCGCCTCCACTAACCGGCGTATCGCATCTTCACAAAACAGGTACAGAAAGACGTTTTCACCCAATTCGTTCCAGCCAACCCGGGTAACGCCTGCGTCCTCAGCCAGTGGCAACAGGACACAGTCAGGCATACCAGGCTTCAGAAAGCGCAACAACGGCCTATCCAAAACAAGCTTGTTGCCATAAGACACAAAGTCGCCCCGAGAAATATCCACCGTGAAGAAGTCACCGTCGGTATTATAGTGAAACACCAGCGTAAACGTCCGTCCATCCAAACGGATACGAGTGCGGTACGGAATCGCTTCCTTGTCGACAGCAATGTAACGCATCACTCATCACCTTCTAAAGTGTCGCTAATCAGGTTCCGCAACTCGCCTTCACTAACGCCGTCCCAAATCTTCCGTGCCACACTACGGCGGCGCCCATCATCCATATCATCCAACTCTTCTGCATCTTGCGCTACGTCCCGCCCCTTGTCTGCTTCCTCTGCCACCTCCGGAGCCACCTCCGGTATCGCAATTTCCTCACGGCGTACCTCGGCCCGGCGGATCTGCTTCAGCACAATCGTGAAGCGGAATCCATCCAGGATCTGGTTGTCCTCTGTAGGAGAAAACGACTGGATCACCAGATCATCCAACACCTGGCGTCCTACGAAGCTAATGACTTCAGCCTCGTCCCGGTATTCCTGCAACTTTTCAAACCGCTCGCTTGCTTCTTCACCGGCAATAACCCCGGAAAGGGATATAGTGGTGGGCAGGTGGCGCACGTGCTCTGCTACCTCCTGCCCCTGCTCCACCGGTTTTTCGGTGATCTCGTTTATCATTTCCAAGCTTTCACTGTCCACCAACATCTGCACATCACCCAAAAACGCCTTGCCATCCACGAGATCACCTCCTAAAACGCCACTTGCGGAGCTTTCTTACGCATGCGCGCATAATACCTCTCCATCATTTCATCGAATTGATACTCCACAGCCTCCCGCATACGCTCAGCGGCTCGCTCTGGTTGCTCACCAGACGCATCGACCGTTACCTGAACCTGCGGGGAGAACACAAAGCCACCGCCAGACATACCGAGAAAGTCCAATACAGCCCCGGCACCGCCTCGCAGTGTTTCCCAAGGCACAACAGCCTCTTGGCGATGCACGACGCCCGCAGGCTCGCTCAATGGCCCGTGTCCTGTCCATGGAGTACCACGCTGGAACCCGGGCAACATCTGCAACGGATCCGCCCACCAAGGACGATCCGGTGGTTCCTCAATCGTGCCAATGTCCGGTTTTTCGTCAAGGAGATCGCCTCGTCCAATGGCTTCCAAGTCCCTGGTAAGCGTTTCAATACCGGGTTCCCACCATTCCAGTTTCAAACGTTCTTTAACATAGCCGGCCAAGAACCCAGCCAATGCTTGCGGCCCATACCAAACAGCCATAACTGTGCCACGGATAATCGACTCTCGCCAATGCTCCAACAAATTGAGTATAAAATTCACCGTTTGGTGCGCCAACGCTTCCATGGCTTCCTGTTGCGCCACACGCCAATGTGCTTCAAGCTCACCTAGACGCATCGCTCGTTCAAATACCGTCAACTCTTCATCTTCGATTTCAGCCGGGAAGATTGTATCGCTTATTCCCGAAATAAGACCACCAGCGGCCATCACGACACTCCGCAGAGCTTCCGGAAACATACGCGAAACCATCGCCGTAGCAAGAATACCGGTGCCAGCCGCCGCTATAAACGGCCCCACCTTTTTCAAAATAGGGATCAACACCGGAGCCAAAAACGGGAGTTTCTTGAATAGATTCGCTCCCTCACCCGCCTTAGCTATTTTCGTAAGCCAGCCACCGGTAATCTGAGCCCCTGCACCAGTCATCCAAACCGGTGCCGGTACTTCTATCTGGTGAGCCATCATCTGATCGTAAATTTCACCCACCGTTGGATCTCCTTCAAACTCGAATTCACCCGGAGCCATGGGCAAGATTTCCAAAGTGTCGAGCATTTCCTCCGGTACTTCCACATCACGGGCAACCCGTTGTTCCGTCAAAGGATGCGCTTCCATCTCACTCAGCGGATCCAAGCGATCTATAGGATCACCAAAGCTGTGCCACTCTGCTTCAATTTCGTCAGCCACAATCCGCACGTCCAAAGGATCATCGTCGGCCTCTCCACCAGCTATCAGCCCAGGACGGTATCCTTCACGGAACCCGGCCATACCTAAGAACGACAAGACGGCTCCCGGCCCTTCTCTAAGCGTATCTTCCGGAATCACCGCCTCACGGTTGTGCACAAAGCCAGCAAAGCGATCAGCCGGGCCTGAGCCTGTCCAAGGTGTACCCTCGCGATATCCTTCAATATCGTGCTCCGTATCTTCCAGGAATTCCTCTAACGTTGGAGCCTCAAAACGGCCCCATTCCCGGGATTCGTACCAGTCCATAAATTCATCGTGCAAACCATGTTCCTTCAGGATCACGAAGTCCTCGAAAGGCACTCGGCGGCGGCCTGTAACGCCGTAATCACGAGGCCAGAGTTCTTCCCAACGCTCCTGCATTGTTTGCCTGCGCTCTTCTTCCTCTTCCAAGCGGCCCAGTTCCCGTGCCGCTGTCTCTGGATCATCAGCCCCCGTAAAGTCCCGCAGTCTGTCCAACCAGCCATCAAGAAATTCGACAATCGAATCGCCAACCCACTCCCAGTCAATAGCCAGCATCAGTGGGACAATCAAAGCACCGGCCGGGCCTAGTTTCACGCCCAAACCAACGGCGGCCAAACCAGCAATCAAGTCGTTTAGGATCTGAGACGCAAATTCATCGTCGTCAATACCCCGGAAGTCAATATACGCCTCGGCCACCATATCCCAATCGCCGTCAAACAAGCCACCCATGGCTCTGCCAACAGCATCGAGTTTTTCAATCACCGAGTCACGGAACGCTCCAAAGTCGCCTTCAAGGCCGAGGAAGTCCTCCGTGATGGCGTAATACACATCTTCCGTGATCGTCTCTTCCAGACCCATGAACGCACCGACAATATCCTCAACAGCCAGGAAGATCAAGGATCCAATCACAGCAAACTTCAGAAACGGCACAGCCGCCGCTGTAATCACGGGCAAGAGCATTTGGAACGCTCTATACAAGCCTAATACACCCATGGACACACCGCCGATGGCAGTACCCCATCCGATCCATTTCAGCATCTGTTCGCCTATCGGGTCATCACGAATCATGTCGAATATGTCCGTCAGCCACTGCATAACCGTCGATAATGGATCCAGGAGAGGTTCACCCATGATCTCCACCATATCGCCGAGTGCACCCCGGAAAGCCTGTACAGAACCTGCGCCGCTTTCCACAACTTCCTCAAAAGCATCCATGTGTTCGCCGCTTTGCTGTTGGATCAAGTTATACAAGAGTTGCCTGCGCTGTGTCGCATCCATTTCCGAACGGAAGTCAGCCATCGAATAGCCAGCTTCCTGCAACGCCTGTTCTAAGTCAATACCCGTTAAACGGACAAACTGCCTGCGGCTCACAACGCCCGCAGCTATCGTCTCATTCAATTGGCGCATCATGCGGTCAAAGTCCACGCCTCGGGCTTCTGCCAGCACCATGGCATCCTCAGCAATCTCGCCGAATTCCTGCAAAGAGAAACCCATTTGCGTGGCCTGCCGGGCAATACCCATCAAGTCACCTTGACGATACATACCGCCCGAAAGTTCTTCCAGCCGTTCCATTTCATCGGTAAAGGATGCCCATTCGCTCTCGGTTTCAGCCGCATGGCGCAGTTGGATCTCCAACGTTTCAATATTGGAGGCGGCCTGGAACATTTTACCTGCAAAGCCGGTCGCCATAATACCCATCATACCGGAACGGAGAGCACTAAACGCTTGCCCGGCTTGAGACGACAGATTCTGCAAAGAGCCGCCTACACCGCGGTATGTTGTTTTCATTTCCTTGCCGCCCCGTCTACTTTCCTTGGACATGGACTGCAAAGAGGTTTTTGCTGTCTTGGACTTGCTCTCCACCGTTCCTAAGGCACTTTCGCCCGACTCGCCCATTTCCTCCAAGGATCCGCTCGACTCTTCCACGCGACTCCGGAACTTGTCCATCATCGCGTCGGCCTCTTTCAACGGCCCTTCGTCAATATCAAAGCGGATCACATTCGCCAGTTCCCGCAGTGCGATATCAGCCACCTCCTTTCCGTCTCTGTTGCCGTTGCATTTCCTCGTGGTAGAGATCTAACGCCGCGTTCGCTTCTTCCACCTCGTCCAGATCCAACTGTTCCACCCAGCCCGGATCCAGACCGAACAGAATAAGACGCCACAAGGGCCACGCCTCTTTGGCAATGGCCCTGTGGTCGTAATGCTCGCTAGCTCCTAAGAAAGGAGTTTATCGCCGTCACCAACTCTTCCAACGTCTCAAAGTCCTCGTCGAAGTCGTCAAGCGTCACCTTCGGTTTTACGACAACGTTTTCCAGATATTCCTGCGCCATTTTCTCCAAATCCGGTTCGCCCTGGTACTTGGCCCGTGTCTGCAGGCGCAATACCCAACGGGCACCCGGGTGTTGCAAATGATATTCCGTACCATTAATCGTCACCTTGTCCTGCTTAGCCATGCTTTATGCCCTCCCGTTATCCTCTGTATTCCTCTTCTTGATCCCAATCCGCGATACGGATTGTCCAGTCCCGTTCGCCTTCTTCCTGTCCCAAGTCCCGTCCAGCGGGTTTTTGCACCCAGCACTTATTGCCGCCAGCCGAGAACGCACCGGTGTTATCGTCCACAACAAAGACACCGAAAAGCTCCTGGCTTTGGCTTAGGTCAAACAACTTTTTGTTAGACGGGCTGGACGACTTCAACGTAACCGTGATTTCGCCCATGGGATGGGGATTGCGCGAACGAGTCACTTCGCCTTGACTACCAACGTGTTCCGTGTATAGATCCTCATCTTTTTCAGCCGTGATATACGTGCCTTCGGCAAAGCCGACAATAGCATCGCCGTCCACCGTCAATGTAACTTCACGGGGATCATACGTATACATGCGTCATCCCTCCTTAAACGGTCACAACGCCGTGGACTTCAATATAATGCACAGCCCCGGCCGTGGTGTACTCAAATTCGACGTTGCGCAGGCGACGGTTTGCCAGATCCGCCTCTGGTATTTCAGCCCGGCGAGGTGTTTCCACCGTAAACATCGGACGCCCATCCTCGTTCTGCGCAATAATGCCCATATCCGCGGCATCAATCAAACGGCTGCGAATCGCAGCTTTCACCTGGGCAATGCCCCGGCTGTCGAAGGGAACCCTCGGTGCGTTAAAGAGCAACTGGTGCAAGTCCTCATTCAAACGTACCTGCACATAATCCTGACCCCGAATCACGTCAATATACTCACCAACCGTCGTCAGGCCGTCAGACGTCTGTGGGACGCCGAGTTTCTCAACATAGGTGTTGATATTAGCCCCATACAACTTTTGCATGTCAGTCGCCGTTACCTCAGGCAGAGCTACGTCGTTAAGCGTCTTGAACTTCCAGGTAATCGTACCGGGATCTTCAGGTGCACAACGGCCCACAACAGCCGCATCAAGGAATTCCTCCGGATCATCATGGTAGAACAAGACAACTCGATCCGAAGCAATATCCTTCTGCAAGTCAATCATTTCGCTAACGCCGCGATCCGGGCTTGCCACATACATCTTGTCATTAGCACCGGCCCAACTGGCGATTTCCCGCACATCAGACTCTTCACGGGTATCAGCCAGGATGAAATAAAAGTCATGGCCCTTGTCCACCAACTCATCCAAAGCGGCCGCCAAGGACGAATCCTCGCCGCCTTCGAAATCCTTGTCCTGCAAATCCATATCCGGGTCAAAATACCCTCCGTCCAGGACATAAGCCTCGAAATCGCTTAAACTGTCGATTTCATGGGCAATATCAGCCGCAGAGCGTTCAGTCCCTGCCAGATCCACAGTAATCGTACCACCGTTTCCTTCGTCACCATGCGTGGCTTCAAACTCATCGCCTTCGTTAACGATCTCAATCGCTTCATCATTACCATCATCACCGGATTTATCGCCGGTTGCTTCCACGTGAATCCGGGCACCGTCCTCGGACTCCAAGACAACAGTCGCATTGCGCTCCTGCGGCTCGGCACCAGCTACAGCAATCTGCTGTGGTGCTGGTTCTTGGGCTAGCATCTTAGCCGCCATCTTGTAAACATCTGTGCTCGAATCAAAACCAGCGTCATCCACATCACCAGTGGACGTGCACAGCTTAAAATCAACGTTGTCATCGACTCCCACGATCAGCGGCAAGCCAAAACCAGCCTGCGTAATAGGTGCTGTCTCACGGGAGACGGTGATTCGTACGTCTTTAATCATCCGATCTCACCCTTTCTCGTTCGGACTTCCTCAATCGTCTCCAACCGCTGGCGTACACGGTCAGTCAGCCGCAAACGCACATCAAACCCGCGGCGAAATTCCAAATCGTCGTCCAGCATTGTGTCGCGGTTCTCCACGTCCATCGCTTCCACCACCACAACGCCATTCTGTGACAGATACATATAACCGACAAACTCGAACCACTCATGAGTCAGTTTCGCAATTTCGGTCGCCGTATCTTCATCTGCCGCACAGGCCGTAAAAGAGAACGTCACAGTCGGTTGATGGACGAAGTCATACTGAAAGTCATACTCCCAGCCATCCGTGCCGTCAGTCACGCCCTCTGTCGCCACAAACCCCACTCCTGGCGAGTACGGGGTAATCAACGTATAGCCAAGGTACGGATAGTCCGGTTTCGGCGCGTCCGGGCGCAAAGACACCACACGGCAGTCCTTGTCGTCCAGGTATTCTTCCAACTTAGGCACAAACAATCGCCGCAGTTGGCGGTAATCCATCATACGTCATCACCTGCCCGGAGCATATAGATATACACGCCGAAGTCCTCGTATACCTTCCCTTCGTGAATCACGAACGTGCGGTCAGAAGCCTTCAGCTTGCCGTTTATTGGCAGTGGTTCCAAGGCATAAGCCCGGCGATCATCCAGCGTGTACATGCCCGCCTCATCGTACTTCAGATCATCCGTTGTCAACGGCAACAGGGCGCACTCAATTTCCCGCTCCGTCGCCTCTCCTTCTTCCCACATGCCGTCCTCTTCGCTATACGCCCCTTCACCGGGTTCTTCCAGCGTATAGGTTTTGGAGTAACGGCGGATTACGTCCTGGATCATACGTCCACCACTTTCCACGTAATACTCTGCCGAAGCCGCCCTGTATCCACCAGCGGGTTCGCTCCACCAAAGCGGCGGCCCCGGATGGTACTCTCTTGCAGAGGCGGCTCCGATAGATCCGTGATATATTCCTGCAACTTACCAGCCAAGAACGCACCCAAGGCATCCAAGGCGGCCTCAGCATCCAAATGACCCCGAAGCACTTGCTTAGCAAGCTCCTCGCTTTTGCTGGCGATCTCTTCAAAGTGTTTATCAAAGCCTGCTCGCAGAAATGAACGCTCTGGCACATAGATAGACGGGGCACCGTACTCATGCACCCGGGCAATCAGCAAGATCTCGCTACCTGCATCACCCAGCACACCCACCTTCAACTGTTTACCACGAAACGCCGTCAGACGGTGCACAGTCTCCGGTATGCGGTTGGTATCCTTCACGGATATCATAGCAGCTTCACCTTCCGATAAGGCCGTAGCAGACGCAACAGGCCCGCAGGCACATCGGCAGAGGCATACGTCACGGATATATCACCAATCGACTCCGACTGGATTGACTGATCCTGCTTTTGCCACTCAGCCGCCTTCTGTGCAAACATCTTCACGCCGGGAGGGATCCGATTGGAGAAGTCATTGCAGCAATAGTCCTCGGCCCAATAGACCCACGCCATTTGCTCTTCAGTCATCGGCTCACCTCCTTAGTGCTTGCACAATCTCGTCTTTAAGCCAGTTTTCCTGCGCACGGACACCCCGCACTTGTGCCACATACACCAGATCCGCCTTCGTCAACTTATCCAAGCTTTCAGCGATCTCATAATCAGGGGAGGCCAAAAGACGCTCCAAATGGTCGCCTTTGACCTCCCACACGGTACCTTGCTTCAAATTGCGCATCTTCACGGCAGTCGCCACACTCGCAATTCGATATCACCATCGGACACGTTGTCCCAGTCATCGGACTCAAAATGCAGGTGAATCTTACCGTCCACCGTCTGGTGACGGGCAGACTCTACACCAGCAACAACCACCTCGTCGCCATCTTCTACATCGATCTTCTTCTCGCCAACACCAGAGCGAAATGCCCACTCGCCACCCGGCTCAATCACCAGGCGGGCATCTTCGCCCGAGTCATTATCAACAGCAATCAAGAGGTGCTCCGCTTGCGCTTCTTCGATTTCCAGGTAATCGCCATACTTGTCCAAGCCACCAGCCATTTCCACCGACAGACCCACATCGTCATCCGTTGTAAAGTCGCCGCTTTCTTCCTCGCTGGCGTCAAACTCATCTAAGCCATCAATCTCGAAAGCAATATCACCAGCAGAGCGATCCTCGCCTCCAAGATCCACTGTCAAGACACCCTCTTCGTAAGAAGCGTCCAGCGAATCCCCTTCGTCAACTACTTTCACCACGACACCATTGCCGTCTATACCGTCCAGATCTTCGCCAGAGGCGGCAGTGACCTCCACCACCGCCCCGCTCTCAGCTTCCAAGACAGCCTCGGCTTGCTCCGGATCATTCACATCAATGTCCGTCCAATCGGACACCACTTTACCCTCCCGCACTAACACATCGGGTTCTATCGTTTTACGTTCCACACGCTACACCTCCCATATTAGCTGGGACGATCAGCAGTCAGTAGAGCCAGTGCACTCGGGCGCACAACTTTGGCACCATACACGTGGAGTCCTTTCATAGCGTCTGCAAACCGCTGTTCCGGACGATATCCCTCAACGCTGACAATCTGCTCGGCAAATGTCCATGCGATGGGGTGCCCAGCGATAATCTTATAATCGCTATCACTATCGGACGGCACGTTGTTGCTCTTCAGCACACGGAAACCGGCGGCTTCACCGATTAGACCGTTTACCAGACGTTCCTCGGAAGGCATAACACCGGCCTTCACAAAGCGGTCGTCCTTCAGCATCAAACCTTCATACCACGGCGGCACGATAACAAAACGGTCGCCTTCAGGTACGTTCGCCTCGTCCAGCTTAACAGCCAGATCCACCAGATACTCGTATGCATCGCTGGCATTCGGTGTCTCGGCGGCTCCTTCTTCGCCAATTCGGTTATCGCTATCCACTTCCGTGTAAAGCTCAGCAATATACTGGTCGGCGGCATTACGCAAGGCATAGGCCGCTTCTTCCATAGCCGCATCCATGATTTTCGGCCGTTGCTGGGCGTAATCAATGTCATCGATTTGGAAATGGAAATATTTCTGCTGGTCGATCTGCAGAGTCGTTTGCGTTCCGTCCAAGTCATCCGGCTCACCTGTATTGCTGTTCTTGCTGTAGTCACCTACCGTGACGGCCGAGATGTTGTTGATCTTAACCGTGTCACCAGCATCGGCGATCTCACCTTCGTAGTCACGGTTAATAACGCCTTCTTGCCCGTATACCAGGTTTTTCTGCAGGTTCTCCAACAGCCGGGCGGCCCAAATTTCAGGAATAAAATGGTTAAGGCTCATACATCAACACTCCTTATCGTTGCTTTTTCAGAAATTCTTGGATCCGATCCCAGTTCTCGTTGATCTCCTGCGGGGTCATCTGTTCGATCTTCTCCCGCGTAAGCTCGTCTTTCTCCGCTTGATCTGGCCCCGAATCCACGTCCCGCGAATTCCGCTTAAAGACCTCTTGCACAGCCTCTTCGCGCAATTTCTTCTCGCGGTTCTTAATCGTCCCTTCCAGCATTTCCAAGTTGCTCCGTGTCTTATCCTCGTCCTCGTCAACGAAGAAGTTGACTAGGTCGGTGGGCAAGCCTTTGTCGGTCGCTTCCTTCAACGCCATATTCAAAAGCTTCTCCCGCTTGCGCTCTTGGGCTTCTTGCTCAAGACGCTGTTCCAATTCGGCGAGCTTCTTTTCCTCAGGCGTTTTCTCAGGGAAACGACGCTTAATCTCTTCTTCCACCAACTCCGGAAGCTTTTCTTCTTGGAAAGCCTTGATCTTCTCGGGCACAACCTGTTTTTCGTATTTCTCCCGTTCACGCTTAAGCCTGTCCGCCACAATGCGGTCGACATCTTCCTGCATAAACGTCTTACCGGCCTCCGATTCCTGGCCGTGCTCTTGTGTTTGTTCAGTACCCGCCTGCTCGGCGTTATTCTCTTCCGGTTCCTCAGCGAACCGTTGCAAATCCATCATCCGAAACCTCTTCATCATCCATACCTCCGTTTTTATGCCCGTCGGCTTTTCTCCGCACAGTTTAACGTCTTAAGCGTATTGGACATGAGAGCCCGCACACGCGTTTGGAGTGTGGGGCCCCTAGTATAACACCTAGAATATACATGCGCTTCGCACAGACGCTCTCTCGAAATCTGAGAGGCATTTCTACGCTACCCTTTCCCCTCGCCAATCTTCGTAACTCATATCCGCCAGTTCCGGATGCTCGCGACGATCAGCCGGTGCCCGTACCTCTTCCACAACATAGATACACCGGCAGTTAATATCATCTTCAGCAACACCCAATTGGCCTGGCGTGGGCCCTCTCCCGCCCGTGTTAGGATTCTCGAAATCCTCATCAAACCGGACGGTCTGTCCGTCCATGTGGACGTGTGTATCCCGTACCCTTTCATCCCGACTGCTTACCCACCGCTTTTTCATGGAAACGCCTTTATCAAAGGCATGTTGCAGGCTTTTGTGTTTTCCAGCCTCTTGAACACGATGGCACTCTGTCCGGACAATACGATACGCTTTGTCCAGATCACCCTCCAACTCGCCACGCAACCGTCCAGACATGTCGTTATAGCTCTCACCTCGTACCAGACCTTGCGTGGTCGTCTCCTGTATTCTCCCGATAATATCAGAGCGGTGTCGCTCCAAACGGTCGTTCAGCTTCAGCCCACTTATCGGATTTTGGATAGCTTCTTGCACTACCTCACGCTTAACGCTAGAATACCCAAGCTTCGCCAGGGTTTCCGCTTCCACAGCCCAGGCCGAGCGGTAATAGCTCTCCCGGAACGTATCCCTCAACGTCTGGCGTATTTCCCGATTCTTTGCGTTCACCAGTTCCCGCAGTTCCTTCTCGAACTTCTTGTGCGCCTTATCCACCCGGTTATAACGGCCCATTTCGTCCATGGACAAGATCCCATCCCGGGCGTACTGGTCGTATAGCTCCCGCAGGATCCTACGCAAGTTACGCAAAGAAGCTCCATACCGGCGTTGCAGTTCCTTCTCCGTCTGATTCGCCATGCGATCTACGATGCGGTCAATGCCTTCCAGCTTATCCCTCATCGTCGTCATCCTCTTCCAGCGTTACGTTGTATGCTTCCCTTTGCTCCTGCATCCGGTTCAGTTCTTCCTCGGGATCCTCCACAAACGAAACTTGCCCGAAACGTGTCTTATCAGACACATGCCCAGCAGTCAGTTGCAGGAATTCAGCTTCCATCCGCAGTTCCAGCGGCACGTTGCGTTTGAAATCCCACGAAACTTCCGTGTGGTCAATCGCATAGCCCTTTTTCTGCCAAGCACTGGCAATGACCTCAAACATGCGCCGCAATGCTTTCGAGAACTTACGTTCCTTCACAGAACACTTGTTTTCCAAAGCCAGCATACGCCATTTACGAGACTCACCCGAAGCACTCGTACCAGAGAACGCCTCGCTACTCATATCCACAGTGCCGCTGAACTTGTAAATGTTATCGTTTAACGTTCGCTTATGGTTCTCGATCACCGTGTCGATAATGTCCTTAGTCAAGAAGCGCACATCGCCGTCCTCCGGCACTTCCACAGCACCCGTTTGGCGAAACTTCTTAATCTCGTCCGCGTCCGGAGCACCACCAACAAAGAGCAGATACGCCAACCGGAATTCTTCGATTTCATTCTGCACATCGGACACCAGGCGATCATAGGCGTCGATCAAATCCTCCACCTTTTCAAAATCGCCTAATGCCTCTTCGTTGTTGACAAACTCCATTAACGGCACGAAGTCAAACAAGTGCGGAAGCGGATTATCCTCCTTAGACGGATCCAGAACAAACTCGCCTCGGCGATCCTCAATGAAGAACGTCACATATTCGCTGTCGTACCACTCCACACGCCAACGCTCCACTTTCGTGTCGCCTTCTTTGACCACTACAGGATATGCCCGCATAGCATACTGCGCCTGGTCAATACTGGCATCATAGATAAATATCGTTTCCCACGGCGGGACGTTCATCACCCATTCCTCGCCGTCATGGATATAGCACAGCCTAGCGGCCCGGCCGCACACGCTCATCATCTTACCCGTCTCAGCATCGAGATCTTCAAGATGATTGCGAAGCCGAAAGTCCCGGAAAATTTCCTGTGCTTGTTCGTTTCCCTCGATCTGATAAGACAAAGGCTGCCCGAACAAATACCCGTTCACTTGCGCCACAATGTCGCCCCGGTAGTCATTCGGCATCTTGTTGTTCAGCTTCGTCGGGTCAGGAAAGCTACGCTCCTGGATAGCCAAGTCCTTCTGCTTGTAACGCCGGTACATACCCTTCATACGGTTCATTTCATCGCTGTGCACCTTCAGAATATCCCGTATGATTTCGCTGGATATATCCTGCTCTGCTAGCTTTTGCTTAATCAACTCATCCACAGCATCACCTCCCCTATAACGACGGAGCCGCACGATATTGTGGGCGACGGTTCAGTTTATTCAACGCCCCACTAGCCGCATCCACTTGGTCATCGTGGCGGCCATGCGGGAACGCTTCCAGCTCGTCCAGGAATTCCTTGTTCCAGGCACCTTTAACCAGCCTTACGTTACCGGCCTCAGCCGCCGCCGCTAACACTTCAGCGTTCAGCACCTTAGGGCCGGTTTTCTTATCACCACGGAACGGAAACCCCCTTAGAATATTCCGAGCGTAATGATCAATCGTGTTTTTACCAGAAGATCCGGGCTCCTGCTCCATATAAATCAGTGTGTGCCTTTCGTCGGTTTCAGCCGTTTGGCGTACCAAGCGTTCGATAGTTTTCGGTGTTCCCCGCTCACGACGGATATCACAGATGTAATACACGCCGTCTTTTTCCACGATCTTAGCTCCCACCGTGTAGTCGGGATCTGCACCGGGCTTTTCCTCTGTCGCCGCCAAATCCCAATAGCGGGCCGCGTTCTTAGAAGCGGGGGCTGAGTCCACGATCTCAAACCAAGAACGTTTAAACATACCGCCTTCCCGGCGAATCGGGTTCTGCTGGTATAATGCCTCCCAGTAATAACTACCCAGTGTCGTCTTAATCTCTTCCAGCGTTTCCACCGGATACCGCTCGGGCCACAACGCCTCGCCCGGCTTCCTGCCCAACGGGTCATCTTCACCAGCCACA